GCAATGGGCTTTTCAATTACTGAAGAGGCTATTGAAGACAACCTGTATGATTCTTTATCAGGTCGTTATACTAAAGCACTTGCTCGCGCTATGGCGTACACAAAACAAGTTAAGGCAGCTACAATTCTTAATAATGCCTTTGCTTCAGGCACTACTTATGGCGATGGGAAAGAGCTTTGTGCTACTGACCACCCGCTAATCAGTGGTGGCACTAACTCGAATGAACCAGCAACTGCTGCAGATTTGAATGAGACTTCACTTGAAGCCGCTATCATTCAAGTAGCAGGTTGGACAGACGAGCGCGGCTTGTTAATCGCTGCAAAACCTCGCAAACTTGTGATTCCACCAAACTTGCAATTCGTTGCTACTAGGTTGTTGGAAACAGAAGGTCGTGTAGGCACAGCAGATAACGATCTAAATGCAATCCGCAGCAATGGCGCTGTTCCTGGAGGCTACACAGTAAACCACTATCTAACAGATACAGATGCTTGGTTTATGTTAACTGATGTACCAAATGGTCTTAAACACTTTACACGTAGTAAAATGGCAACCTCTATGGACGCTGATTTTGATACAGGTAATAGTCGTTACAAGGCTCGTGAGCGGTACAGCTTTGGTGTATCAGATCCATTAGGGATCTTCGGTTCACCTGGAGCGTAAAAAACTTAGAGGGGTGACTTGCGGGTTACCCCTTTTTACTATAGACTACAGAAATTACCTTGACAGACGTATTCTACGTTTGACATTTGCCACGACAAGGAGATTTACATGGCTAATACAACATTCAACGGTGCTGTCCGATCAAAAAATGGTTTCAAAACTATTGATGTAACAGCAGCAACGGGAGCCATCACTGATGGTTTAGTAATTAATGCAGACGGTAATATTTTTACTGATTCTGGTGCACATACTCAATATGTAGCAGCAACAGGATATGGCCCTGCTGACTTTATCGTAGGTAAAGGTGGTAGCCAATATAATACTGTTGATCCGTTTACTTCAGGACTTTCAGAGTTATTTCCTTTAGGCAGTAGATTACTTTATGGTAATACTGTTTATGCTTATGGTAGATTAGCAGCAACAGCCGTTACAGCAGGTAAATGTGTAACTCACGCTGCTTCAATAGCACATCACTTTGATTTAACACCAACTGCAGGCGTAGCCGCAGGGGAAACAGCTATTTCAGTAGAAACTGCTGGTACAGACATTACGCTAAATCAATATCAAAATGGATACCTATATGTCAATGATGCTGCTGGAGAGGGGCAGATGCTTAGAATTAAATCTAACCCCGCACACGATCATTCAGCAGACCCATCAATAGTTATTACTTGTTATGATGATTTAGCAACTGCAATAACAACATCTTCAAGAATTACATTAATTCCTGATCCACGCAGTGGGCAAATTGTTCAAGCCGCTACAACTACAGGCGCTACACTAGGTGTAACTGTTGTCGATATGGCAGCAAGTGCTTATGGTTGGTTTGCAGTATCAGGTCCACAAGCTGTATTAACTTCAGGTACATTAGTTGTGGGCAACCATGCAGTGCCTTTAGGTGCAGCAGGAGCAGTAGGGCCCGCCGCAGGAGATGTGATACAAGTAATCGGTACAGTTATGATAGTTAACGTAACTACTGATTATTCCTTAATCAACCTTACGGGTATTATCTAGGAGTAATTTATGGCTGGTTCTGATGTAATTGCAGTAAATATTACAGCCGATACAGTAGCTTTAGATGCTGATGGAATCTCAGTAGCCGCCTCAGTTGGAAATAACGCAGCACTTACTATAGGTGGTGCGTTAGCTTCAGGTGGTGCGGTTGCTCTCAGTCATGGAAGGATTGTAACAATTCTTTCTGCTGGGAATGATGCAGCTAAATCATTTACTGTAGTAGGTACTGATGTTAATGGAGACTCTCAAACAGAATCCATTACAGGTGCTAATGCAGGTACAGCCACTGGAACTAAATTCTTTTTAACTATTGCTTCAATAACAGCTGTTGGTAATCCAGCAGGTAATGTCTCAGCAGGAGTTAATGCTTCAGCAGCAGATGTTGTATTTGCAGGTAGAAGTAGACTTAAAGGAATTTATCTAACAAGTACAGCTACAGCAGGTACTGTTGATTTCTTAAGAACTTCTCCTAGCGGAACAAGTATTTTAGGATTGAGTTCTGTTGGTGATGCAGATGCTACAAGAGACGTGGTTATACCAGACGAAGGAGTATTATTTACTGATGGTATTTACGTTGAATACACAGTATCAACATTTTTAACCATGACAGTCTTTCATGCTTAAAAATGGTTAGCAGACAAAAACCTATTAGAAGAACTACTAAGGGTAAATCTGCGAACTACCGCCCCACCAAAAGTGGGGCAGGTATGACTAAGAAGGGAGTTGCAGCTCATAAGCGTGCAAACCCTGGATCAAAATTAAAAACAGCAGTTACTGGATCAGTCAAGAAAGGAAGTGCAGCAGCTAAAAGAAGGAAGTCTTACTGTGCAAGATCAGCAGGACAAATGAAGAAGTTTCCTAAAGCAGCTAAAGATCCTAACTCAAGACTAAGACAGGCACGAAAGCGTTGGAAATGTTAAATGGCTAAAGCAAAAAGTAAAGGTAAGATATGTCCATCGGGTAAAGCCTGGGCTAAAAGAACTTTTGATGTATACCCTTCTGCGTATGCAAACTTAGCTGCATCTAAATATTGTAAAGATCCCAACTACGCTAAAAAATCTAAAGCAAAGAAAATGAAGAACGGCGGACTTGTTGGTGGCGGAAGACAAGCTAGACAAGATAGGCGAATATAATGGGACAGCTTGCACAATGGTTGAAGGAAGAGTGGGTTGATATATCACGCAAGAAAGATGGTAAACATCCTAAGTGTGGCAGGAAGACAGCTGGTAAAGGTAAGTATCCTAAGTGTGTTCCAAAAGCTAAAGCAGCCAGTATGAGTTCATCGCAAAAGAAGAGTGCAGTAAAGAGAAAAAGAGCAGCAGGGAACAAAGGCCCTAAGCCTACCAATGTTAGAACATTTAAAAATGGTGGTTTTATAGCTAAAGGCTGTGGTAAAGTAATGAATAACAGAAGAAAAGTAACTACAATTAGTTAATACAAAGGAGAAGAATATGCCAATGGGAAAAGGAACATACGGAAGTAAAGTAGGTAGACCTCCTATGAAAACTAAAAAGAAAAAAACTAAGTCTAAGAAAAAGAAATAGGTATTTATAAATGAAAGGCGTTAAACATTATAAAAGAGATGGTACTGAACACAAAGGTAGTTCTCACAAAATGGCTAATGGTACTTTACATACAAATAAATCACATACTAAAACCAGTGTTAAGTTATTCCATTTAAAAGATTTAAGTAAGTCAGCCAAGAAAAAAGCTACATTAAAAAAAGGAAAGTAAATGACAACATCTAGTAGCACAGACTTTGAACCAGATGTAACTGAGTTTATAGAGGAAGCCTTTGAGAGATGCGGCCTAGAGCTTAGAACTGGTTATGATCTAAAGACAGCAAAAAGATCTATTAATATTATGTTAGCCGAATGGGCTAATCGTGGTCTTAATCAATGGACTATAGAACAAACAACTCAAACAGTTACCGAAGGTACTAATCAATATACTTTAAACTCTAATGTTATTGACATACTAGACTGTTCTATAAGAAGAAATACTGATGGAGCTAATCTTGACTTACAAATGTCGAAGATCAGCAGAAGTGAATACTTAAACATTCCAGCTAAATCTACCAAGTCCAGACCATCTCAGTTCTTTCTTGATAAACAAATACGCCCTGTATTAAATATATGGCCAACTCCAGAAAACTCTACAGATATTTTAGTATTTAATAAACTAGTGAGGATGGATGATGCTGATACCGCCACAAATACAATGGATATGCCTTTTAGGTTTTTTCCTTGTTTCGCTGCTGGTCTTGCTTATTACATAGCTATTAAGAAAGCACCAGAAAGAGTTATTATGTTAAAGCAAATGTACGAAGATGAATTTGAAAGAGCTTTGTCTCAAGACGAAGACACTTCTTCTTTTAGGATTGCACCCTTTCTAAGACACGGATACTAAAATGGCTTACGCCTCTGGTAAATTTGCAAGAGCTCTTTGCGACAGATGTGGGTTTGAATATAAACTTGCTCAACTAAGAGAAGAATGGAATGGTTTAAAAACATGTAGAGATTGTTTTGAATCTAAACATCCACAGCTTGAGCCGTTACCACATATATCAGACTCAGAGGCTTTGTATAAGCCTAGACCTAATAATGATTTTGAATTAGGACAAGGAGCTGTTTATACAAACAGCGGTAATGATAATGTTTCTATGACAGATGATCCTGTAGGATCTAAAATATTAGGATATGAAATGACAGGTTCTATTGGCGAGGTTACAATAACAGTATGACATTAGCAGAGTTAAAAACATTAATCCAAAACTACGTTCAAAACGAAGAGACCACTTTTGTTGCTACTCTTGATGACATGATCAAGAATACAGAAGAAAGATTGTTTGAACTAATACAGTTTGATTTATTTAGAAAGAACGTAACAGGTGACTTAACAACTGGAGTTACTTATCTAACAGCACCATCAGATTTTCATCTGAGTTTTTCATTAGCTGTTATAGACGGGAGTGGTGACTATCATTACCTAGACAAGAAACATACAAGTTTTATGAGAGAGCATACTCCTGACCCTACAGATACAACACTAAGAGGATTACCAAAATACTACGCAGACTTTGATAAAGAACTTTCTAGCGGTGCAGACAACGGATCTACATTAATTGTA